TTAAACCTCATTTTTTATTAACTTGTTCCATTCCTCAACTGCTTTAATTTCAACCTTAACAACCCCGCGCCACTCGTTATAGATTTCAACTTTGTTTTTGCAATCTTTATTACGGCATTTTAATATAAAAGTTCCTTCATCATCCCTAAAACTTGTCTGCCAAAATTCCCTTTTGGGCTTACGGCCGCAGCATTCTAATGTCTTTTGTATAGTCATTCTTTCTCCTTGTAAAACGTATGGCAACCTATCTTAGCCGTAATCACCATATTCCGGGCCCAATAAGGCTCTCCATAAATCTCTACATTCTCAAAATGGGTAGCCCCCCCGGTTATATCAGGGGCGTTATTTGCTATTACAGCCCTTTCTACGCGTTTTGCCACTTCTGACCATCTACCCTGCCTCAAACAGAATTCGTCCAAATCAGCCCTATCCCTGCCCACAAGACCCCTATCTGTGCCCCTGTTTCGAATAACGCATGCAACGGCATACATCCCTTGCTCGCCTTCCGATACCGCTTCTGCCATTAACACCTGCCAAATAGGGGGCTCGGCCGCGTAAACATTCCCGGCTATAAGTAAGCATATCATAAAACTGGCTATCGCGGCAAATAACGTGCCCTGCTTTTGATCGCCCTCTTGAGTTAAGACTATATCAAGCGCATACTGATGGCTACATGATCCGCGCTTATTGAAGCCCTGACAGTTGCATTTAAAAGTTCCGTCCGGCCTTCGGTAAAGCGTATAAGTAGTCTTGTTATATCCTGTTATGGGCCGGCATATCCAAGCATCCCGATTAACCTTTTTAAGACATCCGTAAGATAGTATCTTGGCTATCTTGCTTTTTTGAGGGTGATCCAATCTTTCAAGTGCTGCATTATATCTTTGGATTTCACTCATTAAGAACCCCCTTTATATAATATAATTAAATAATTATTAGCATCCGCTTTCTTTAAAGAAATGTTTCTTTAAAGCTCTTTTTCTTTAAAAGAAATTTCTTTAATACCTTTAAAAGCCTTTAAAGGGTCTAAAGAACCTCTATTTTTTTTGTAACTCCCGGCAATTTAAACGGGTTATGTAAAACGCCTTTCCGGTGGACACCCGAAAAACGGCCTGTGGATAACTTGCGACCGCCGCGGTGATCACCCGAATATGGTAACATTTCAAACCTTCCATTTGTCATAATTTTTATTGACAGCCACAACAAACCGTTCCTTGGTAGTTGATACAAAATTCAATATCCTTTTATCATGCATTTCCAAAAGCGCTCCTTTTATGGTATCTTTTGTCAGGTTTAATTTTGTAGCGTATGCCCCGTAATTACTATCTGTTTCCTTCCGGCCCCAACCATATGTCAACCGCATCGTCCAAAACAATATGCGCACCCATGTTGAGTTTGTGATCCGGTTGCATACGGCCTCAATAAGTTCGTTTGATATTCGCGTATAACCCCTTTCAAGCTGTGGACTTGCCATTTATCCCTCTTGTCCGGGCTCGCGTTTTTCCTGTTCTACTGTAGCTGTATCTGTGGCAAGCGATTTTTCATCACTCCACTCGGCTTTATCCGGCACCGCAAACATGTCCTTTGCCACCTCTGTCTTTACTGTTTCATCCATAGCAAGCGCACGCTGCACTTCGATGGATTTGGGCAAGAGTTTCATTAATTGGATCAGCACAGTTTTCATGCACATGGCATCCGGGTTTGTGCTCCAAGGGGTGTAGTCGTAAAATTTCTTTGCCTTTTTATCATAACACTTTGAATGCTTACCGCCATGATCCATGCATTCCTCTTTTGACATAAATTTAAATACGCTTGCCCCATCCTTCATTTTGGCCACAGCATAATAACCTACTACCTCACCTCGATCCTTGAGGGCCGGCTTATGCAGGATAAAACTATTGGTGCCGAGTTCATAATTAAACTCGTCTTGCATTTTAACCGTTTGCATATCAAGAGATATAGAATTTTGATGTCTATAAAATAATTCTACATATCCTTTATAGCCAACGAGGAATTGTGCTTCGGGTATAGTTTTCCAACTGCCGTCGGCCTGCTTGCGCTTATTATTGAAGGGCAATATGTAAGCCTGCCCCTCTATGTTGGGCTCAAGACCAAGCTGCGCACTCTGAAATAGGGCCCCAAGAAAGCTCTCCGGGCTACATGTGTATAGCTTTGGGTTAAGCCGGAGCGTTGTCAAGGCTATCCGCACAAGCCGTTCTGCGTTCATATGACTTGGTAGGGCCTTGCCGAGTTCTTTAACGCTTCGCTGAATAAGCGTTGCTATATCTGTTGTTTGTGTTTTTTTTGCCATTTCCTTTATTTCATTTGGCTTTGCCATTTTTTAGCTCCTTTTTTTCATTGATCCGTAATACTCTTGTGGATTTTAATACCGAATATTTATCGTACAAACCATCATCTTTAAGCCGCTTCACATCCATCCTTTTAGATGTCTGTGATTTCCAAATGGCGCGATAACGTTCAGTTTCAATACCTTCGGCCTCGCTGATCTCCTGCTTTAGCTTGGCCTCTAATTCCTCTTTTAACTTTTCCTTATCCTTTATGATGTTTTTACAAACCTGCAACTTGGTTATAAGAGTATCAACCTCGAAATTTCCGGTTAATATCTTATTCCCGTGTTCCGGGCACAACCGCATCATAGTCGCGCTATCCCCGGATATGGCCATAGGCGCAATGTCTTTGGCTATATAATGCTCAATAAATTGCTTGGCGGCCAACCTCATTCGGATATAGAGTTCCATATCAAACTCAATTTCTTTCCAAACAAACTTCTGCCCACCTATAAGAACAGCTATGTAACCCTTTGTCATTCCAAGAATACCAAGATACCACATGACTTGTAGTATGTATTCCTGTGGTATATCTTCGCCTTCCCATTCGTGCGCCTTCCAAGCATTACAGGTTTTGCATTCAAGTATTGCGTTTTCGCCTGTAATGCGCCGATCAATGTGCGCTATCATATAAGGATACGTTTTGTTTTTGAAAGTTTTAGTATCCCTTCTGACAGCTTTTCCGGTTACTCTTGCAAACTTCCGGGCCACAAAGTCCTCTAATTCATTGCCTAACTGGATATATTCCCTTCCTGATACATCCTCTTTTTGAAATTTACCGGTCTTTTCGGCCCATAGCCGCAATGGTGTTTTCCACCGGTTCAATCCCATGACCGTTGCTATTTCACTACCGCCTATTGTCGGTTTCCTTTTTTCCATTACACTCCTTCCATTATTACCGATAATTCCCGTTCTGTATATTCCACAAAATCATCCTCGCTTGTCCGGTAGCAATCCGGATGCAAGGAACCGTTTTCCACTCCTACAACGGAATAGATTAACGGTGTCTTGACTTCCTTCCTGCGTAGAATGCCAAGACCATTCCTAATGCTATTAACAAATTTTCCATAACTCATCCCGACCCCCTTCCCCTGTTAAAAAAAGCAGGCCTGCGCACAAGCCGGTCGGGAATCCCTTGCGGGCAACAGGTTTAAACTTGAAACGCAGGCCAAATGGACATAAAAAAACCCTGTTCTTTTAATCCCGACCGTTTTAATCATTTCATAGTCCTCCATTTACTACCATATCAAGTATATCATAGATTTCTAAAAATGCAAGTTTTATTTTATCTGCCCTTCCCAAACCAATTCAAAATGAGTCGGATCAAGGAAGTCAGCCGGCATAAATTGATCTGCTATTTTATGCAGTTTATATTGCCTACCTAAAGCGAGAGCACACGAATAGCTGCAAAATAAACCTGATTTCAACAAGCGCCTTTTTTTCAAAAATTTCCTGAAAAATGGCCAATCCTTAATCTTCCACCATGCAAGAGATCGCAGGGAATATGCGCGGCCGCAATCAGACATTGACCAGTATGCTATCTTATAGCGTTTTATATTATAATCCGGAGCTTTGTATTTCAGGAGTTTTGCATATCTGTTTTTATGTGCCTTTCTGATGTCAACAGCTTTGGCACGCGGGAAATTAACCTCTACTGAATCATAGCCCCCGCCCGATACCTCAACATGCACATATTGAGCATTGTCAAATGAATGCCCTTCCTCTCTTTGCTCTTTTGCAATGGTATTTGTTAACCAACTATTATCTCCTTTATAAACAATAAAATAACCCATTTTAAAAATGCTTGGATGAAATTCCGGATATTCATTCTTCATGTTTATACCCATTAATCCTTCCAAGTGCTGTTTGCACTTCTTTTAAAGAGTTTATAATACGTTCATGTTCCTCTTTAATGAACCGGCCGCGTTCAGATGCATTGCGATCATGTTTCTCTAATTTCTCAACTAATTTATCAAGAATAATAGTCATGCGCATAACCATAAACTTGACTATCCATGCACATAAACCAAATATTCCCACAGATAACATAAATCCTAATCCATGTTTCGCTAATATATTTATGGCTTCCGGTGTCATAATTACCCCGCTATTTCTGTTACGGTTATACTCGAGGCCAATACCCCGCCATGCCTTCTTGCTCCGGATGCAGGATCACCATTGAAAAAGATAGTATTAGAGGTAGCTTGGCCAACTCTAACTGAAAAAGTAATTGCTCTTGTAGTTCCGGCTGTCATAAAATGCGTGAACGAAACTGTCGCATAAAGATTAGTTGAAAAAATGTTATGTCTACTGGATGCCAAAGCATCTGCTGTACCATCTTGAAATAATGCAGTTGCTAATGGCGCGCCATTATTAATTCCTGCATTAATAACAACATCTATTTTTAATTTGTTATTAGCATTTCTTGGAGCATATACAATGCTCATATATTCATCACCTTCATTATTTTGTGGAATAGTATCATCATCGGGAATCGCTGTCGAGCCTGTAGAAAATGCACCGGTTTGAGTATTGATTATGCTTAAAATCGCTCCGGGTTGATCGTTTCCACCAAATGTAGGCGTAAGCGATCCTGCTCCGGCATTCTCAAACCAACCAAGTCGTTTAAATGGTGCTGTGCCTATTCCTGATGGTGCAAGCGGATCAGTTGAATATACTATTGGCCCGGTAGTTGCCGCACTATCACCTTTCGCATAAATATAATAAGTTGTAGCCGCAAGTGTACCGGCATCAAGATTTGCCGCACCCAAGGTAACATCGCTTACATTACGCCTGAATACTAATCTGTTACCATCCGTGCTCTCAAGCATGGCTTCGCCGGCTCTTACCTTTAGCACGCCTGCTGTTATTTCGACACGCATTCCATCTTGATGTTCGCGCAAAGCTGTAAGCAAAGTCGTTGACCATGATGCGGGTTTACCTAATGCACCGATTAATGCCTGCGTTGCCTCTACGCCATCAAAAGCATTATTAGGATCGGAGCTTGCTATATTATCAGAGCCAGTTTTATTTACAAAAACATCTAATTGTTCAGGATAATTGCTCATATTTTAATCCTTTCCTGTTCTATCAAGAGATTCAATTTTGTTAAATCCTCGACAATATTGACAGGCGTAACTCCCAAATTCAATAACACGTTCACGCCATTATCAGTTAAGACATATTGAATTCGATCAACCTGAAAACTTTCCGTACCCCCATCATATTTTAAACCGCTATCATATAATTGCGTAGCAACATCATATTTTAAATTGATGCCTATTTTTAAATTAATTGCTACCTTACCAATTGGTATTATATTTTCAAGGCGCTTGTCCTGTTCTATTAATTGCGCAGTATACGATCTACGCGGTATTCCATTTTCTTTTAAAAATGCTCTTGCGAATTGTTGCCCAACGCTTTGCGTTGTAATGGCCGAATTTGATACTATTCTTTCACGGGTAGTGATTTTGTTTGTAACCTCAAAATTTTGCCTGTATCCGGAGCTACCCTCGAGGAATATCTTTGTAATCATAGGATTGAAATCTTTTTGTGGTGTAAAAGTAGATATGTCCTCTGTTATATGAAAAAAATGTTTTACGCTATCATTACGCGTTAAAAAGAAAAAGGATTTATCAGGACGCACACCCCATTCCCTGCGACCTGCTATATCGGAAAGTTTTTTTATAACTTCAAATGCGCTCTCATCAAAAAATAGAGTATCAGCAGAAAATCCAGTATCCTCATAATCACTTGCTGCAGAAGTAATGTCCGTTATTCCCGTTACAAATTGCTCCGCAACAAGTTTAGCAATCGCACTTATTTCCTGACCAGTATACGTTTGATTTTCGACTATAGCGCGTTTAAGTTGATTAACATATCCCAAACAAAATATATTTACAAATTCATCATTGCTTCGCGCAATTGGGTTAACTCTGTCAATATACCCGCCATACCATTGTTCTGCAGTGCCGCTTGCACTTGGCATAAATATTTCAATTTGATAATCTTCTGCGAAACTTGAAGCAAGCGCGCCATCCCATTTTTCTTTAACCTGCATCCGGCATGCGCCGCACCCACCAACACGATTCCACTCCCATGACAATGCAGTTATTTTATTTTGAAGTTGCGTTACAAGATTACCATTATTATCTTTAAGTGCCACTGTGAATTGTGTAGGGTTCATTGCAAAAATGCCTCTCTCCAATATATTTCAATAGTACCGGCCGCAAGGCCAATAGGTACAAATATATTTTCTCCGGGTTTAAGCGTAAAAAGATCGCCTTCGAATGATCCAAAACTTGCAGGAAACGCTAAGTGTGCATTACTCCCAACTGTTACGGCAAATTCATTATAATTATCAAAACCTTTATCAATTATCAATTCTTGTGTAGGCGCAAGAACACCCGTATATTTTGCATCCTGATCTGCCGTTATATTTTTAAGACGTATATCATTATCAATAGTTGTGGCAGCAGCCCCGGTTATTACAACTTTAATCGGTATTTCAATATCGCTATTATTGACAACATAAAATGTGCCATTCGCAGCAGGAGCCGTGGAAAAATAACTGGCCCATTGTTCCTGAAAGAATGGACTCCGGGCCTGCATTCCTATATCAAATGATGCATAATCTTGTGTAATAGTGCGCAATCTAAAAGCAGAATGAAGGGCATCTATAAATCGTTCGTCATCTAAGTGTACACGTTGCGTGCCGGCATCAAGCAATTTTTTAAGCCGTCTTACATTGTTTCGGAAATTATCATAGTTCGATCCTGAAATTGTGCCGGCTAAACGCAACCGGGCAGGATTCATTTTTCCATCAGGAATTATTGAATTACTTGACCGAATCACAGTATTAGCTCGTACCCTGCGCCTATCTTGCAAATCAATAGTTGCGAAATTCCAATCCTCTGTTGGTTTTAAAGCATCTTCTGTACTGTACCTCATGTAAGCATATCGGCATTCGCCGCCGAAGGTTGAGAAAAAATCCCCGAAGAATATACGCTTGGTGTGTGCAGTGCCGGCCTGACCCATAGTGCCTGTTATGCGTAGGGTATCATTTACATAAACTTTAACCTCTGTGCTTTTAACAGTAACCCGATATTTATTAAAACCTGTAGCCGTGAATGCATATGTTGTACCATCGAACCCGAGCTTTACAAAGGCAGGATCAAATAATAAATATTCCTTATTATTACCATCTTCCCAATATATAAGTTGGCCACCTTCGCTTTTAGCATCTACGACTTTAACTTGAGCCTCTATGGTATACCCCTGATCCTTATCTACATTTTGGGCCCACGGAGCAGTACCACTATTATGGCCATAAAAAGCGGTTTCATTCGTACCGGTAACTTCGGATGTATCTATTTTTAATGATTGAGCATTCGGCGTACTTCCGGAAGTAGAAGCGATTACACCTATAACCGGTGATCCACTTGAAGTTTTTGACCATACCTGTGCTTGCCTTCTATTATCCGGCTCATCAAGGCTTCCATCTGCCCAATAATCAACCCAATTACCCATTACTATTTTAAATTTACTCATTATATTCTTGCCCTTCTTTGTTCTTCAATTGCTGTTGAAATTTGAGCAATTACATCTTCGACATCATCCTCATTTCTAAAAGAGGCGTTTTCTATATTCACACTGAATCCTCTACCTTCACCGGCATTCAATCTATTTAATTCTGATACACCACCCAAAGTTGTCATACCCTGCCGGGATAATACGCCTTCGCCTGTCTGTGCAATAATAGGCACTTCATCTGATCCTACAACGCCGCCATCATGTGCTTTCTTTATTTCTCCACCTTTATGAAGTGTTTGACCGGAAATAATAGCGACTTGAGCCGCACCCAAAGAAGCCATAAGTGCAGCAACACCTATACTAAATGGCCACGGAAAATCTGCAAATGCTCTTGTTACGGCTGTTGCGGTATTTATTATAGCTTGGCCAACTCTAACAGCTTTTGCTAATGCGGCAAATCTTTTATTTTCTTCTGCAGCCAAACTCACCGTTTGCGATAGGAAATCAAAAAAGAATTGCGTTGTTGATATGTTTTCCTGTACAGCATCCGCTATTTCTTTGGTTTGATCTTTCGTTACCTTTGAGGTTACAGTGCTTAAAGTTGTTGTCAGTTTAGATGTTTCCTTTAAAGCATCCTGATAAAATTTTGGAGCAAATGCAAGCGCTTGCCACATTTCCTCTATTTCTTGGGTTGTTTCTCCTGTGTCTGCCACTACCTCATCTTGCAATGCTCTGATAATATTTGTTACTCCCGGCAGCAATGTTGCGAATTGTGAAATCGCATTTATTCTCTGTGGTATCCGTCCTAATTCTTCCGTAAATTCCTTTAATACAATAATTGATTGATTGATCGTCGGTAAAAATACATTTCCAAGCTCTATATTTAAATCATTGAAATTATTTTCTAATATCGTAACTTGACTTTGCGTTGTCGCAAATCTTTTTTCGGCTTCTTCTACTAAAGCATTATTTTCTGTAAATGCATCACTCGATTGATCTATTGCTCTCGTCAGTATTCCGCTTGCACCACCTACAGATAAAAATGCTTGTACCAAACGCTGATCTCCAAGTTCCAATTCTTTTAATATTGCAGCACCCTCGAGCCCTGATCTCCCTAATCCCTCAATGAATAAAGAAAACGCGTTTGCCGCACTTTCTTCATATGCTTCTATAAATTCTTCACTTGTAAGTCCGGCTATATCCGCAAATTCCTTTAATTTTTTGCCACCTTCCGTAACAGCAGTACCCATCAATATAAGTGCTTTGCTTACTGCTGTACCGCCGCGCTGCGCCCTAACTCCAACCGAACTGAATGCTGCACCAAATCCTAATATATCAGATGTAGTTAATCCGGCAACACGACCTGCGCCGGCTATTCTATTTGCAAAATTGGCTATTTCTGCTTCTGTAGTAGCAAAATTATTACCCAATTCAACTATAGCCGATCCCATCCGATCAATGTTGTCAAGCGGCTCTTGCATGACATTGGCTATACGGGCAAAATTGGTAGCTGCTGCTTCCCTTGTTAAATTTGTTGTAACAGCTATCTTTGCGACAACTTCTGTAAACTTCGTAAGATTTTCAACGCCCCGAACACCCAATTGCCCGGCTATCGTTTGTATTTGGGCCAAATCGGTTACAGCAACCGGTATCGTTTTTGACATTTCACGCAAGCTATCACTTAATTGAGAAAATTCTTCTTCTGTTGCATCAACAGTTTTGCGAACACCGGCAAACGCATCTTCAAATCTAATAGCTGATCCAATTACCTGATTAAAAGCAAAAGCCGCGCCCGCTATAACTGCGGTTGCGGCTAACCAATGCGTTCTTAATGTGCGGCCTAAATTAACTATATTACTCGTAGACCTTGCGGCCTGCTTATCTATTGTGCCAAGAGTCTGCCTTAATGGGCCCGTAGCCCTATCTTGCAATTTCAATAATATATCAAGATCGAGGTCTGCCACGTTTTTTTCCTCTTTTTTTAGTTTTGCTATTTTCTATCTTCGCTGCTTCGCTTGCTATGATAGACATAGCATTTAAAAATTTATCACTTTCATTAAGCCATGCATTGCCATTGGGTAAAAAATTTCTTTTGTAAAGTCCATATGCTTTTATATATTTCCAACTTGTACTTGATACAATTCGAATAGGACATTTAAAATGTTTCTCATTTCCTATATAAAATGGAACTGTACCCTTTTCATAGCAACCGCGCTCTTTTTTTAAAAGAGCATCGCAGCTTTGGCAGTTCAAATTCATATCGAGAACATGAACTGCCAATATTAGTTTTTTATTTCTTCTGCGCTTAACTTGTTGATTTTTAGGATAGCAGTGCTTAATTCGACAATTACGTTGAATGGTATCATATCCAACACGCCGGGGGATAGGCTTCCGTCGGTATCAAGCTCCAATTCAACATCTTTGTCTTTAAATTTAAAGTTTTTCCAACCACACAGACCGTACTTAACCAAATCAATCATGCGATCCATTTGATTCTGTTCATTGGCTGTACCTGTAATTTGTGCCAATTTACGGCTTGGCAATGCGCGTATTCTCCAAGTAGTCGGATTTTCTTTATCATTTTTACAAATATGATCCACAACTTCATTCAGGTCTATCCCTGAAATCATATAATCCCCTTTCCTTTAATTGTTATACCGCGTCTTTACTAAACTGTATCTGCAGTTCATCATTCTGAGTATTCGGATCACTCGAAATAAGTGATGCAACAGCTTCATACTGGCTTACTCCATCAGCATCACCATATTTATTGCTATCATACTGAAAGAACCCGGTAAGGATAACTTCTTGGCCGTGTCCTGCAGTTGAGCCTACGACTATGCCAAAGGTATCTACAATTTCACCGGCCCAATCACCCCAAAACGGATTACTTGCTTCAACAACTGCATCAGCATTGAATTCCATTTTAGGAGCTCTGCCTGTTATGCGATATTCTTTTACGCCATTAACCGTATTAAGATCATCGCGGCGCGCAAGAGTATTGGCAAGGTCTATAGTTAAGCTATTGCATACAGGAGAGAATCCGGCAATCTGAAATTCTGAAGCGTGTATAATAGGCGGTTTCGTTGTATCAATACCTGATAGATCAGGATGCGTTATGGCTACAACTGCATTATACAAACCATTAAAATCCCATTCGCATATACCAAATTGGCCTGCTTCCATAACAAATCGCACAGTTCCACGCGAACCTGTTATTTTGTGCATATTCCCATCTTTATACACAAGCATAGATACACTCTTTAAATCTGCTTCTTCGGATTTAAGAGTATACACAATAGGTGCGGTACCGGAATGCGCGGCTGTGCCAAATCCACAGCCTACAAGCATTTCATGCATTTCGGGTACGGTACCCGGGCCCGCAGCTTTCAATTCTGTTTTAAAGGTAAGTCCATGATCCTTTAAACCTATGGCCGGGCCTATAGGAGAAAGAGTATCGCGCATAATGGAACGATCCAATCTTTCTCCACGGACATCAAGCTCGACATCCCAAGCTAAAATTTCTGAAAAACTGGCAACTGCCGGATCAGTTCCGGCTACCGTTTCCACAGCTATTCTTATTGCAGTTTTACGTGTTAACATTTTATTTCCCCCTTTTTTTTATTCAAGCTCATTGAATATATTAACCTTTACGGTTTCGCCCCACCATGTTCCTGATGGCGTGGCTATATATGCTTGAAATCTCCACTCTCCGGCAACATCCAAATCCCCGGCTACCGTTGTATAACTTATAAAATAAGTGCCGACATTTCCCACTATATTGCTATGGCTTGAAAATAATGCACCGCTCCATAGGCCCGTACTGGCTCCGGCACCATCACGCCATCTTATTTGCTGTACTGTGGCATCAGAAATATCAATGCCTGTATCGAGTCTGATGCTTGTACCGATTTCGCCTACAAAATGTTTACCCATTGATCACCTCTATCTTTGTAATAGGATTTTTCTCTGCAAGTATTTTTTCTATCTGTGAATTAAAGGCATCTGTTTTATTGATGCTATTACCTTTAGTTAATATCTTCTCTATGGCCCCAAGCAATGCAAAAATTTTTTCGATTTTGTTTTGATATACCGGAATTTTCTCGATACGTGATGTGCCAAGTAAAATCTTATATATGTTTGAATTTTTAAGTAGAATCTTGCTAATACTTGAATCAAAGACCGGTGTTTTTTCAATAAGGCTTTTAAAAGTGAAATTACCAAATGAAGCGACACCGCCATCATCAATTATGACATGTGAACCATCAGTTGTTACGACAAAGCTGCCATCGGTAACAA